CTGACTTCTGGATCTTGTATTCTTTTACAGTTTCCTTTTTGTCGTGCTTGCCTTCCATTTCAACTTCTGGAGTTAACTCTGGTGCAACTTCTGGTGCTAAAGATTCGTCTTCTTTTTCTTCTTCACCGTCTTTTTTGCCCATCATTGCTTCGAATTCTGCTTTTAATTCATCTAAAGCGTCTTCCAAGTCAACTACTCTGTCTTCAACATCGCCTTCAGCGTCTTTTTCTGCATCCATGTCCATGTCCATTTCTGGTTTGTCCATTGCATCCATTTCGCCTTCTTCTTCGCTAGAGATGTCTTTAACCAATTCGTCAGTAGCGTCGCCGCCAACTTCTTCGATTGATTCTTCTTCGGTAGTTTCTGATTCTGTTGCTTCGTCTTCGATTTCAACAACTTCGTCAACTTGTTCGTCTTTAGACTCTTCGGAAGTTTCTTTAACCTCTTCGTCTTTAGATTCTTCTGTAGTTTCTTCTACTTTCTCTTCTTCAGATGCTTCAGTTTCTTTAACTTCTTCGCCTTCGTCTGCTAGATTCTCGTAGATATCTCTTGATTTTTCTACTACGATCTCATGGAATAAAGCCTCGGCTTTATCGTTTTCTTCGTTTATTAGCAATTCTAATAAACTCTCAAATTTATTGTTTGACATGTTTACACGTGCTCCTTTGTATAGTCGATTTGTACTTATAAGTGTTTGTATTTACTGCAGACTGGCCAAAACGGTGCTGTAACTGGCGTGAAAAGGTGTATTTTGTCTAGATTTTGATCTGTAGGTCAAATTTTGACAGGAATTCTTCTGTGGACGGATGTTGGATGTTGTCTGCGCCAACAATGTCCTTGGGTTTGAACCATCCCTCGGGTATCACGCGGTGGAATGTTATATCTTTGTAGTCCTGTAGGCAACGTTTGGTCTGGTTCATCCAGTTGCCATAGAACGTGGCCTGGTCACTGGGCTTTTTGTAGTTCCTCGTCCCGCCAAAGATATTGTTCAGTTTGAATATGTTGTTCTTGCTGTCCTCTTTCAGCCCTTGGTAGTCAAACCCCAGTATGTATATTTCTTTGAATCCGTGATCACATGCTAGTTTCAATGCTGTGGGACCACTGCTCCAACCTAGACTGGGTTTAGACCAAGTCACATGATCGAGTAATTTTTGTACTTTATTATATTGGGCATTGAAGTTGGAGTACACTTTATTGTTGACAGCATAATCTGTCTCGGCGATCTCCAGCATCATCTTTGGGTCTACTGCCACCAGCCAGTGTGGTTGGTGTGTCCTGTACACCGCATTGCAGGCGTACACGGTACCTTTCTCCATGAGATCGTTGATTTCGATGCCCTTACGTGACTGACCGTTACCTAGTACGAATGCTGTGGATGACATTATAACTCTAAGTTATCGTCTTGGGCAGGTTGTCCGTACATCTTTTGGACGAAAACTGCTTCTTCCTTCTGTTGAGCATCGTGTGCCTCTGATGCCAACCTCATAGAGTTGATTTGTTTGAGTGTTAATCTTGTTTTCCTGGTGTCTTCTGCATCTAATATCGAAATATCGTGTTCAGGTTCGTAGGTTTTGTCCTGTTCGAAACCATCTGCGCCATATGTGAAGAATTCATTCAATTTCATAATCGTATTTAATCCTTATACCTGTCCGCCGCCACCTGTACCACCCGGTGTCTGTCCGCCTGGTGTTGTTCCCGGCTGTCCTGGCTGTACTCCACCCGGTTCAGGTGAGTCTGGTTCTGCTGTTGGCTCTTCGAATTGATCTAGATCGCTTGATATACCTGATTGTGTAACCCCGCCGCCTCTCAATTCATTTGATTTGGTCTGTTTCTTCTGTGGCACGTTGTTTTCTTCCGCCCATAGTTCGGCATTTCTTGCCATTTCTTCTTCGCTCAATCCTAAATATCTTTTCAGTGCAAATCTTTTACTCATGTAAGGCAGTTCTGCCACCTGTGAGAACGTGTTCACTCTGCTTTGGTCCATCTCTGTCTGTCTGTACTGTGCAAAGTTCTGTGGTGGATTTAGTTTAAGTGAGAACATGCTGTTGTCCAGGTTGTAACCCTTGGTCTTGATGTAAAGTTTGAACTCACTGTCAAAAGTTTCTGCCAGCATTGATTGTAATCTCGCACAATACTTGTTGAATCTCAATTCTTGGATGTATGCTGTACCAACCCTGCCGTCGTTGTACTGTTGTCCACCATCTTCCGCACCTGTTGGTAGATAAGAACTTGGAATCCTCAGACCTCTGAACAGTTTGTTGGTGAAGAATCTCAAGTCATCTATCTCACCTAGGTTTGTACCACCCGGTAGTGTGTCCACTTTAGATCCTCTACCCTCTGCGGTCTGTGGGAAGAAGTAATCTTCGTTTATACTCATTGGGTTGTAAGTTGCATCAATGAAGTTTGCTCCACCTGATGCACTTGGAATTCTTCTTTGGTTGATCTCGTTCTTGACTCTCTCAACGAACTGCATCGCCAAGTGTGTGGGCATGTTACCCACGTCAATGTAGAAAACCCTTCTTTCAGGTGCTCTCTGTACCCTGTAAATGATGATTGCGTCTTCCAATAATTCTTTCTGTTTGTAAACTTTGAATACTTGTTCTAGTACCGACTGTCCAAATGGGAATAGGTTGTCCAATCCGTCTGACATTGACATGTGGATCACATGTTCTGCGTTTATGTTGTACGCATTCATTGTTTTGTAGAATCTGCCGCCTGCGTTTCCGCCAGCGAAGCCTGACATGTTGTTTGTGGCACCTGCGTTGGCGTAACTTGAACCGTATGCCGCTGTGCCTCCGCCAGTTGTTCCACCACCACCATATGTTTGATTGGGTGTGATCTGTGTTGCACTCAATCTTTGTAGGTTGGGGTTGATGTCCCTGATTACATACTGTTCAGGTTTCTTGCCTTCTGATTCGTTTACAACGATCCTGTCAACTTTTGCGTTGTCTATGTACAACCATTTGTTTGTTTCTGGATCTCTTACGAAGAAACAGTCTCCGTATTTCAGTGCGTTCCTGAATATCCTGAATATCCTTTTCTTGAATTGGTTGGCCTTGGTCCACTGCTGTAAGGCCTTCTTTAATAATTTGACTTCGTGCTCTGTTGACTCGTCATTGAACACTATGTCGAACGGAGTTTCGTTCTCTGTGTTCTGTTGTGTTGAAAATTCTGCCAGGATGTCCAGTGCCGCGTTTATCTCCGAGTCTGAATCCATTTGATCATACTGGAAGTATCTCTGTATCCTGTTGGGGTGTCCTGTGTACACATCCGGCAAGTAAGAACTGTAGTTCCTCTTGGCGAAGTTGGGCACTTTCTCACCTGATATGGGAGAGAGGTTAGCGTCTTTAAAATATTTTTTCCAAGCCATGCTTTATATTACACTTTTTTATTCATTTGAGCAACCTAAACCATACCAATTTGGTTAACGTCCTTACGAGCTGTTTTCTCAACTGCTTTTAAGGCCCTGGATTCCACTGCTACAAGCGTATTTACGCCATTTACCACATTCGCTAGTGCCTTGTTGGCGTTGCCAAGTTCCATGTTCATGGTGGCCATCTTGGACTCGAGTGCTGATGTGTCAAAAGTTCTCATGAGATCATTGTTGGTTGTCACTGTAGACTTGGTTCCCGCCGTGACCAATTCAGGTCCACGTTCACCTGTGAGGTACGTCTTGCCTGCATCCATGCCTCCGCCAAACGCTCTCTTGTTGTCGTTCATCATTAGTCCCGCCAATCCAACGAGGCCACCGAGGCCTGCTCCGACAGCCAATCCAGGCAACCCAAATATCTTTCCATAACTGGCACCCGCCAGTGCACCACCTAGTACGCTAGAGCCTAAGCCCAGTGCTTTCTCTCCTCTTGTCTCGCCGGTACTTGCTTGAGCGGCACCACCTAGCACAGCGGCACCACCGCCTAAAACTCCTAGACCCTTTCCTGCAAAACCTAAACCTTTTTTACCGGCACCCAACATACCACCTAAAGATTTTAACATTCCTCTTTGTCCCAAGGCCGTACCAGCGGCTATTATCATCACGTTCTTGGCTTCAGTGAATAGATATTTGCCTGCCAACCCTGCAGTGATAAGTCCTGCTGTCAAGGCCGGTGCTTTGCCGAGTGCCGTTGCTATTCCGCCACCCTTGCCAAACCCGGCTTGTATTCCGCCCACTAGTCCACCCAGTGCCGGACCGAATGCTTTCAGCAGTCCCGTTTCAATGCCTTGGAATTGGCTGGATAATACTTTGGTTGCTTGTTCAAAAGTTGTCAGGTTGCTGACCAAACTGGTTGCTGATTTGTTCTGCTCGTCGATCACTGCTCCTGAGTCATTGACCCTCCGAGCCAAC